GTTGATCGCAGACTCGCCAGGTTCAGCAGACTGGTCAACCGAATCACGGACACGCGCATCATACTGACGTTGAAACGAACCAGCTTTCAAATCAATCAGATACGGTCTGCCGTTAATAGCGACAGGGAAAACGTTAGGTACAAGAGTTGTTGCACCAGTACCCGAATAGAACGCAGGCGCAGGACTATAAGCGGTAGTGAAATCTACAAGATAGGCAGCCATCGGCTACTTCCTGAAAACTAGTGGATACTGCTGTTTAAGTCGTGCCGCTTCTGCGATGATACGTTCACGACGCAACCTTTGAATGTTCGTCAACGAATCCCGTGTAGCACCAGCAGGCACCTCATCCGATCTACGAGTGTCACCTTGCGATTCAATAAAGTTCCGTTTAATTTCACGCCCGTTCATCATCCGCAACAAGACACCCATCTCCAAAATGTCTTCACAGGATTGCGGCACGAAACACGCTGACTGCAAATCTGATGACTCGCTAGAAGCACGAGTGAACTCACGTTTAGTTACAACCCTCAAAGAACCAGCCATAACCGGTTCATCGAAAACGATAGCGAAACCTGACGCAAAATCTGCTGTCGGTAGATTGCGTTGCAACCTGACCTTACGGATCACCGGATAGTCGTCAGCCAAATAACGCAACCTGACATCCAACAAATCGATGATGCCTGTACCTGAAGTCAAATTGATTTGACGATCAGACCCGTTGTAACTAATGTCTTGGGCGACAACTCTGAACAGGCCGTTCATTGTGGAACTCAGATCATCAATGTCGGAGTTCAAAGCATCCAACATTTGTTGCCGTGGGAACCGTGGGTTAACTGTGGTGAGAACACCAGCGGTGTGTGCTACTGCGGTAGTACCGTCGTAGCCTCGTTGAACAGTCAAAGTTTTGGTTGCCGTCGCAGACTCCCACACATACATCAACTCGGATTCAATCTCAATAATTGAACCTTCACGGAACCCACCCAGATCGTAGGACAGCACAATAGAAGTGTCTGCCGAAGTAACCGTTGTCGCTAACTTGTTTCGTTCTTCAACGGTTCCCGATAAAAGTTGGCGACTGGCTCTAGTTAGTACCGCACCAGCAGTTGACATTTGTTAGTATTTTTTGGCTTTCTTCATTGACATACCAGTTTTTTTGGCTGCCTTCTTAGCGTCGGCTTTACCTTTTTTTGTGTATGGAAACTTCTTTTTTCCTACCATTGGCATAATCGTTGCTCCGTTCTAGAATCTCGAAAGACTCAATATATTTTGCTCTAACCAATATATCATAGACTTGGTTAGGTATCGTGTAGTCAACCCCTGGCACAAAATCCCAATGATCGTTGTTAATCCCAGCCTCACAAACACGGTTCACCCTAACTTTTACGAAACAAAGATACGGTTCAAACACAGGGTTATCTAAAACGTGGCCGACAGGTAACACGTTCAACAGTTTGCGGCACGACTTATCCCAACTGTATTCAGCAACCCGACCAACACGATTCAACGCCACAGCCTTATACCTGTCAGAAGCCCCGCAGACCCCTCTGAGAGCCTCTACAAGCGCGTCAACATCAGGTTCATCCCAACAGCCAGCAAAACTGTCAATCTCGTAACCTGAGCAGTTCTGAGATGTAACAGGTACCACCACGGAAGCAAGGTCAGCGAACTGTGCCTGCCCAGAAGTCGGTGTAACAATCGTAGGGATACCCATAGCCATAGCCTGCAACGGCATCAACCCAAACCCTTCGCCACGGCTCGCCGCAATAAAACAATCCGCTTGATTAAACCAATCAAACTGTTCTTCTTTAGACATCCATCCCGTATGGATAATGATGTTTGACGGCCATTCTCTATCCGGTACAAACCGTTTCATCGGCACCTTGATATGTAACTCTGCGTCAACACCAGATAACTCAAACGCTTTGACAACAACATCCAACCCTTTGCGTAGCCACATCGAACCACCTGCATGAAACCTGAACCTGCTATTTGCCGGTCTAGGTGTCGGCTTCCAATAGTCAACGTTCACACCCAACGGCACAACCGAAACGTTAGGTGCATACTTTGAGAACAGTTCACGGTTATGTTCACACGGCACAATAACCTGATCGTAGGTATCTAAATATCTGTAATACTTTTCAGGTAACTCCGTGGTTTCCCACATCGTATAAAGCGCACGATGTTGCCCACGTAAAAACCCGTGAACCAAAGACGGGTTATACATCAACACCGCAACAGAAGCCTGATCGTGCAACTGGACATCGGCAGGCAACCCCGACCTGAAACCTTCCAACATCGCACCATACCCGTACTTGGATGCTTCAGTACCAAACCAATACTGGTAGTTCACAATTCAACACTCACAAAATTCCATCTGTTCGCCTGCCCAAAACCTATCCGGTTCGCACCAACAGCCAGACTCCACGCCTGCAAATATTCATCCATCACAGTCTTAAAATACGAAAACACGTTGTCACGATAGATAGCACCAATCGTCAAAGTAGGTGTCGGCATAACTTTGATTGTTTGCATACACAAACCAGCCCAAGCCAAAGGATATCTTGTATCCAATTTATCTAAACCCAAACTAATGTTCATGGCATCCCTACGCCACACCGTAGACGTAATCGTTGTCGAAGCAACCAAAACAGATTTATCTTTCAACCCATCCATATAGTCTCGAATCAACCCAACAAACCCTGGGGTCACTTCACCGCTTTTAACCGTGTAATGCAACACCCGATCAACACCATCCAACATCGGCAACAAAGCATCAACCGTTCCAGGGAACATTGTGTCATCATCACCGAACACCCAAACATATTTACCGGAACCTTGCGTCACCCCACGAAACACGTTCGGGTCGCCATCAATGTTCTTCAACCGTTTACTGTACTGAACCTGCGGATACTGTTTAACGAACTGTTCAGCGTAACCATCAGGGTCGTTGTCGCTAACAATAAGTTCAACACCGTCAACAAGTTGCGAAACAATAGAAGCCAAACATGGTTCAATATCAGGCCGATTAAATGTCGGCACATAAATTGTTAAAAGCATTTAGCCAACGATATTTGTTTTGTCAGGCAAAATACCTGTAGCAACCTGCCAGTTCTCCTCAGCACGTTTCTCAACAATCGCAGCACCATCAATATGTTTAGGTTGCTGACCATCCAAACGCAACCGATGATAAGCGTCAAGGTCCTTATCCAATACACGTTCCTTCTCGATGATCCGTTTAGATTCAGGTTTACGGGTAGGCATAGCCTCAGCAGAAACATTGAAATGTGCGATCCGGCAACCGAAGCAACCCTCGACATCTAAACCTGGATGCGTTTCCCTATGCTTCAATGAACGCCCCATACCCTGCCGCTGTCAACGAAGCAACCTCAGCAGGCGTAACCTCAATGTTGTGACCACCATAATATGTTTTAGCGACAGTATCCATATCGCCAGGCTGCTTCTGGACATAGCTTCCATCGGTTAACAAAAACACGTTCACGCCACGAGCCGTCGGCGCATAATGTCGAGCCAGCCGTTGAGCCAACTTCTCATCAGAAGACAACTCGTTTTCGTCAACGGGCAGAACCGCAACCACGTTCTCTGTAGGTGTCCTAAAAATAGCCATCAGGTTATGTTCGCTCCAAATCCGTCTGCAAGAAGTTCAGCGTATTCCACATCAGTCAAAAAATGATCCCTGCCACCATGCCACAATTTTTTAACCTGCCCTTGATCTCGTTGCTCCACAGTAGTGTACTCGCCGTTAGTTAACTTGTAAAGGTTTAGACCACGGGTATAGTTTTTGTAGTACGAACCTAAACGGTTCTCAACATCGAACATACCGAACTTACCGCCACCATAAGTGTCAATGTACGGCACACGAAAAATGTGTGACTTATCCCAATCCGCTGTACCGGTACCCGCACCTGAACCTGTCGCAGTACGACGCTCGATACGTGCGCCGACACCAGTTTGCGTACCTGCACCCGAACCTGTGGCAGTACGCAAAGACACCAACAACCAAACACCCGTACCCGAACCCGCACCCGAACCTGTAGCGGTACGGATATTGATAACCAAATCAACAGCAGTACCCGACCCGACACCTGAACCTGTGGCAGTACGCGACGGGATTTGCCCAGAGAAAGCGCTACCCGAACCGTCACCTGAACCTGTAGCGGTTCGTAACACAATACGTAAACCTGTCGAATCCATTGTGCCGACACCTGAACCTGTAGCAGTACGAACAGCAACAAGGATTCCTACCGCGGTAGCACTACCAACACCGTCACCTGTCGCCGTTCGGAACCTAACAATGTTCGCCGAAGAAGAAGCAGTACCGGAACCCGAAGCCGTAGCAGTAACAGTAAGAACCGCACGAACACCAAGATAGAAACGGCCACCGTTCCTAAACGGAAAACTGAAATCGGTTAACTGCCCTAACCGTATCTGAGCAGAACCAGAAGCAACCCCAGAAGTACCACCACCAGAACCCGTAGCAGTACGACCAACAACACGAAAATATGTGCCACGATAAAACGGGCGTGTATCAGAAAACGGTTCTGCGAAACCCGTAACTGCTGTTTGTGCCATAGGGTTTACCCCCTACGACTAATCGAGAGACAGCGTAAGCGAAGTGATTTGAAAAGTATCGCCAGCAGTAACAGCCGCAGACGACGACAAAGCACCAGTCCACAAAGCATTACCTGAAGTTGAGGCATCCCACAAAGACCAATGAGTGATCGTTTCTGTTGCCGCAACGTTAGTCCATTCAAGAGTCGCGTTAGTTGCGATAGAACCAGAAGACGCAGCCGCCCAAGCAGCAGACTTACGAGTTGCCTCAGTAGCCGCATTAGATGTCGCAGCCTCACCAGGATCACCAGTATGCAACTTCACATACACCGTAGCTGGCATAGTCCAAGCAGTTTTACCTGTGGTGTGTTCCAAAATTTTGTTTTCAGCGTAATTAGAAATAGACATAAAAACCTCTCACACGGACACTATACACCATACAAAAGTAGAGCCAGGCAGAAGGGGAACTGCCTGGCTCTACATTTATTAACTTACTTCAACTAGTGGGGTTTATGCGCCACCAAGCGAAGACGATGTGTTGAGAACACGGATAGCTGCCTGACGGAAAATTCCGTAGCCACCCAACCAGTACCAACCAACCGGATTGAAACGCATCAACGAATCAATTACTGGACCACGAACAACCTTCGGATATGCTCCGTTGCCGTCTGTGATCGAGTGAGCCTTCGCCAACGACTGACGACCCATGATAAGAGTTGAATAGAGATCAACTGTTGAAGCTGAACCACCAGTCAAATCCAATGGGGCGCGAGGAGTCTCAATGAAACGAACGGCCTCAAACGCACCGATTTCGCCATTGTAGATGTTCGCTGTGTCCACATAGTTATGCGGGTCACGCCACGATTGTGCGCCGGTTTCGCGGCGAAGATCGTACGAAACGTCTGGGTGAATGAAACCCATGTACATTCCGTTGAACGTCTGAGCCTTCGAACCACGCAACTGTGCTGTTGCCTTGCGAACGTCATTGGCTTCAATGATGTCCTCTGCTTGAACTGTTGCGTTCGTTGTTGGGGTTGTTGCACCGCCACCACCGTAAATCACGTTCGTTGCTTCCTTCAAAATGTTAGCGACAACAGTATCGATTGACGATCCTGCGTTGTAACCGATGAGGTTTGCTGCAACAGCATCAACGTCAAGGAACGAAGTTCCACGCAGTTTCGCTGTTGTGTTGATCGTGTTGCCGTACTCGGCAAGGGTGACAGTTACTTGGCTGTCTGCCATCGCTACTGCGGTGACATCAGTTGTTTCGCTGAGTGTTGATGTCGCATCTGCGAGTTCCGAGAAAATCGTGAACGCGACTGATGTTCCAGGCATTGACTGAGCGACAGGCTGTATGTCTGCTGCTGCGTCAAAAAGCATTTCTGAACGGAGTGCGAAATACGCAATCTGGTCAAACGCCGCCTGATCGACTGATAATGAACTTTGTTGTGTGTATGCCATGACCTTTGGGGTCTTTCTCCCCAAAGACTTGCTTTGAGGCTAGATGTTTTGTTGTTGATTAACCTGGGCCAGCAGTTGCATAACTTCGTCTTGAGATTTGGCGTTAAGGATTTTGGCGTTCCAATCCACTTCAGGTTCAACAGATTCACCGAAACTTTTTGCTTTCGAAACCCGATCCCAAGCTTTTTGTTCGGCTTGAATTTCGGTTTTCGGTTGCGTACCTGCGATGAGATTTGCTTCCTGTGCGGCTTGGCGGATTGCGTCTGCTGTCATTTCGCCGTCATACGCTTTAACGAAGTAGCGTGAAACCGGTGCGTTAAGATCAACGCCCGCTTCCACAAATGCCAACTTGCGTTGCGCGTCTGTAGCTTCTAACAGTTTGGCTTCCAGTTCTTTGTTCTTGGCTTCAAGATTTCGAAGCTGTTGACGTACTGGATTCCGTTCTACCTGGTCCTTTGCGTCTTCCTCAAACTCGTAGTTCGTATCTGACATGACCCACTCTTTCTGCCCACACTTGGACTAGAGGAGTCCAAATGGCTGCAATCTCACCCTGTTGTACACACCGAACTCGGGGGGTCCGACGGTTATCTTCAAAAGAAGATACTTGTGACTGTATCACCACTCTCGGTGGTTGTCAAGTGTTTAGATTATTCGGCTACACCCAAACCAGTTTGAACGGTACCGGATGTTTGGCCAGTTGTTTTAGCGAACGATCCGCCGCCACCGAACTCGGCTTTGCGGGTTGCTTGACGTT